AGGTCAGGAATGTAAATTTTGAGCACTCTTGCAATGACTCGAGAGAAAGATGAGAAGTCAGTGTCTTTATCCTTTTGAAGCTGCTCAACCATAAAAGAAACTGGGGCGCCATGTCGAAGCGCGAGAGAAATTGTCCTAGTAAAAGCTGAGTGTGTTGGATTATCAAATACTTCCACAACGTCCTTGATGCAAAACTCATCTGTCGCGTGCCCAAATCTTAGATCGTACTTAGAGTTCTTTGTTTTTCTAACTCTTTTTGTTAGTGTTCCATCTTTGTAGTATCTAGGGATCTCAATCTTATTAGCTAACCCGCCGAAAACTTCATAAGGCTTTCCGTCCATTAGGCCGACAAGAATTGTCCACTTCTCTCCTTTTACGGAAGTTTGATGGATATCACAATCTAGAAGATCAGGTCGCTTTGGTGCTGGAGTTTCAGAGAAAGAATCATCATCTTTCGATGTGGTTTCGCTAGAAACAAGGACGCCAGATCGAGATCCGTCTCGATACACTGTGACTCCTTTTAAGCCCTGTTTCCAGCCTCTCCAGTAAACTTTCTTGACGTCGTCGACTGATACTTTATTAGGTAAATTGATGGTCTTGCTAATTGCGTGACACACCCAGCGCTGTGCTGCTGCCTGTAAATCTACTGCAGACTCCCAATCGATCTCGTTTGCAGTTGCTTCTGCATAAGGGCTGTCTTCAATTTCAGTTAAGCCTGTCGTATCCATCCACTGCTTAAAAGCATGATGATATACATCAAACTCTTGCCACTTATCCCCGAGGTCATCAACAAAATCGACTTGAGCTGTGGCATCATTTGGATTAATCTTTTTTCTTCGGGTGTATTTAAGCATAAATGCAGGTTCGATACCCGAAGTTGTCTGTGTTAGCACAGAAACGCTGCCGCAAGGAGCAGTTGTAGTTAATGCAATATTTCTTCTACCGTGATCTCTGTGCAATTCTCGAAGCTCTGGGGCAGCTTCAAAAAGCCTTTCCATAAACGGGTGCCCTTCTTCCTTGTCAAAATCATAAACTGGGAAAGCACCGCGCTCAGTAGCCATGTGACAAGAAGACTCATAAGACCCAACAGCCAAAGTCCTGTAAATGTTTTCAGTCAAATCAATAGACTTCTTAGAACCATACTTTTCACCAAGCATAGCCAAAGTGTCTCCGATTCCTGTCACCCCTAAGCCTGTTCTGCGACCAGCTTGAGCAACCTCTTTAATTTTATTCCAAAGAAGAAGTTCGTTTCTTTTAACTTCACTGCCTTCAGGATCTGATTTAATCTTACTGATTATCTTGTCGACACATTCGATCTCAAGATCGATCAAGTCATCCATAAGCCTTTGAGCTTTTCCGGCAATTTCTCGAAAAAGATCGTAGTCAAATTCTGCATTCTTAGAAAATGCGCTGTTAACAAAAGAAGTCGTATTCAAAAGAAGAAGGCGGCAGCTATCGTAAGCGGACAGGGTGATTTCACTGCACGGATTAGTACTAATTGTGTGAAACCCGTCATCCTTGTAAATTTGAGCAGGAGTGTAGTTTAGAACATTATCCCAAAAAAGAAGACCTGGCTCAGCAGATCCATGCGCAGACTCAATGATCTGATTCCATATCTCAGTCGCAGAAGTCGTTGTAGTTACAGTTTTCTCATCACCTGTTGCATCAACAGGGAAGCGAAGCTCATAATCCTCATTGTTTTCAACAGCTTTCATGAACTCATCAGACAGCCTAACTGAGATATTGGCTCCCGTTACCTTTGATAGGTCTCGCTTAATATTAATAAAGGTCTCAATGTCTGGGTGATGGATTGAGATTGTAAGCATGAGTGCGCCTCTTCGACCACCTTGAGCAACTTCGCGACAGGAGTTAGAAAACCGCTCCATGAAAACTCCGATACCGTCGGTTGTCTTAGCTGCGTTAGATGTTCTTAGGCCTTTAGGGCGAATGGTAGATATGTCAAAACCAACACCTCCACGACGCTTCATAATCTGAACCTGCTCCTGATCTGTCTTTAAAATACCTCCGTAGGAATCTTGCGGAGAATCCACTACAAAGCAATTGGACAGTGACTGTATCTGGTGTGTGTTTCCGATTCCAGACATAGGAGAACCTTGTGGGACCACATACTTGAAATTTTTAAGAAGATCATAGATCTCATCTTCGCACATAGGGTTAGGATACTTTGCTTCTATTCTAGCAAATTCCTTTGCGATCCTTCTATGCATCTGGTCTGGATCTGTTTCAAGATAATTTCCTTGCTCATCCTGGAGTGCGTACTTCGTGGCAAAGACGGAGGCAGCAAGTTCATCACCGCCAAAATATTGTAAAGACTTCTCAAATACCTCGTTATAATTTGTCATTTTCATTCCTGTTTATTATAGGTTTTTTATAATATTACTTTTCTTCAGCTTTGTTTTCTCTTTTGCTAACTTGTTTCCATTTTTTTTGCAAAACCTTTTTTATGTCAGTTTCATTCTTGTCTTTTGCTTCTTCGAGCGTCATCTCGTCAGCATTTTCGATAACCGAGAACATTGACATTGCTGTATTTAATTTAACTGGAAACAAGATTCCGTCGCGGCCTGCTCTATTCTTAGCAATAAAAATACGACCTAATCCTGACGCTTTCTCTGTTGGCTTTCTTGAGATAGAAATTACAACATCTGCAACCTGTGCCTTACCATAAGACTCAGACATGTTCTCTAAGCCTACGATATCAGAAGAAGCACTCTCTCTATTACTTTGAGATGCTGTCCAGATTGGAATCTGCTTTTCCATCGCAAGATTTCTAAGGTCTTCGTATACTTTTTTAAGTTCATGACGCATTGACTCATACTGGCGTGATGATCTCATAATATCTGCATAGTCAATTACAAGAAGATCAGGAATAAATCCTTTTAGAGAAAGCTTTTCAATATGTGATCGGAGAGTTTGAACAGTTGCTGCTCCTGTTGGGTACTCTTTAATTATTAGCCTGCCTAGGCCTTCCATTTCTGCATATGCACCTCTTACTTCATCAGAGCGCTCCGGAACCTCATTTGATGGAATCATACAGATATTTGAATCATACCTGAGGCCTGTTGCGTTTTCTGTCAACTCAAACGTATAATGAATTACGTTTTTCCCTCTTTTGACAGCTGCTGCACCTAAATTAACCAGCATGTGAGACTTGCCGACTCCAGTTGGTGCAGCTACAACACCGATTTCGCCTCTGCCTAAACCTCCGTTAAGTATGCCTTTTTGGTCGAGAGATTCCATACCTGTGGGTACCGGGTGGCGACTCACAGTAACGAACCGGGCTTCCATATCTTCAAACAAGTCGTGCCCAATAGAAGGTGTGGTCCCCACTGATAGTGCATTTCTCATGAGATCCATCACTGAGTCGAACTTGTCAGTTTGAATGAGGTCAACAGCTTGCTCGAGTGCACCTCTAAAAGCTTGCTTTCTGCAAAAATCAAGCGCCTTATCCTTGACGTATTCAAGATCGCCCATGTCAGGATTGTGGCGGATTCGCTGAAGATATTCAATTATCTGGTCTCTTAAAACAGTGTCATTACCTGTTTTTAAATCGTCTCTTATTATCGATACAAGCAGTTGAAGAGTTGGAAAATCTTTGTACTTTGTGTGATATCGAAAGTATCTGTCAGCTAAAAACTTAAGATATTTCAAGTCGAAAAAATCAACATTAATAACTTCAGACATCTGTTCTGCCCAAAGGCGATCTGTCAACAGCCCTTGAACAATTTTTTCTTGGAAAGCTTTTCCATAACTTCCAAAAGAGACACTCGAATCTTCGTAAGACACCTATCTTACTCCTTTTATTTCACGTAAATCATGCTTAATAAGAGGCCCTCAACATCCAAATTTTGAATGCCTAGTTTAATCAGTTCTCTCATCAATGTAATCTTATTCCTGGACGGCTCAAATGTATCTATTATGTGATTGATTTGATCCATTTGGCCCGCCGACAGATTGCTCGTATCTAAGTATATCAAACGCCAGTTTCTTTTCACGACGTCAAAATTATCAACTATCTCTCTGTACAGCTTAATTTTCTTATCTATGCTTGCAGAAGCAGCCTCAAATATTTGCATTAAATCTGCTTCTTTATTTGTTGTCAATACAGGAAATCTTTTAGCAACAGATTTAAATCCTGCACCCTTAATCCCGCTGATGTTGTCGGAACTATCACCTACTAAGCATTTTGCTAAGCAGTAGTTTTCGCAAGACACGCCTGTCAAATCAATAACGTCTTCAGCATTGACAACTTCTTTTTTGCCTAGGCGATATATCTTAGTTTTTTCATTTAGTAGCTGGTAATAGTCTTGGTCAGACGAAACTATGACTTTGCTTTCATTGCGTAGTGTGTACTTGCAAAGATACCCAATAACATCATCGCACTCACAGTCACCTACATAAACTTGACACACAGGTAGCTTTTTAAGGAGCGAAATTAAAGACGCTATCTGGAGATTTTTATTCTTCTCTGTGTCAGGTATGTCATCTTCATAAAACCTATTCATCCTCTTAGGTTTTTTACCTTTTTTATAACCGGGATGAATAGATCTTCTTCTAGAAGACCCTCCGCCTTCCCAGACAGCTACAATTTTGGTTGGAGAAAACTTATTACAAACACCTCTAAGTGTCTTAAGAAACCCTACAGTTCCTCCAATATGGTGCCCGTGAGAAGACATTTTAGGATTTGCCGCATAACATCTAATAAAGATATTCATGCAGTCTAATACAAGAACTGTGTCACTCATTTTACTTGCCCGAAGAACCGAATCCTTTGTCAGCTCTTTTAGACGACCTTACGATGTTGACTTCCATAAACGATGTTGTAGAAGACTGAGTTTTAGCATGCACAGCATAGATAACAATCTGAGCAGTTCTATCTCCTGCGCTTACGCTGTAGTTTTCTTTCCCGCCATTATAGAGAATTGGACAAACTTCCCCTCTGTAATACGGGTCAATAATCCCACCAATAGGAAACACAGAATGATTAAGAGCCATTCCTGATCTTCCTTCTATTTTTAGCAATATTGTTTTGTGGATATCATTGTCAAAAGGAGTTTCTGCGAGGGTCAAGCCCGTCTTAATTTGACGAGACTCTCCCGGAGGAATAACACAGTCTTCAACTGCGTAAAGATCCCATCCTACATCGCCAGGGTTTTGAGTTGGAATCACTGCATTCGGATGTGTCTTCTTTACTTTTACATCACAGCTCAATTTAATTCACCCTCGGCGATATCCATCGCGATAGACCTTACTTCCTCGTAAGAATCTGTGTCAACATCTTGATTGTCTTTAAAGCGCTTTACAAGAATCTCTTCAAGCATTACCTCAATGTGCTTAGCATACTCAGGATCATTTAAAAGATCTTCCATTCCGCTTTTTGTAAACTTTTTCTCAACCTTGACTTCACCGGTCTTAGCATCAGACACAGTGAGAGTTTTCCACGCGCCACCGCCTTCGACTGAATATGTGTTTCCTTTTACAGTGACGTCAGCAGATGACCTCAAAAGATCTGTTATCTGCTCATGCTCCTTAACGCCTACACCAAAGTGGATCTCAAATTGACATGATCGAAAAGGCGGCGCGACCTTGTTCTTAATGGTCTTTGCGGAAACATTAATACCTACCACATCGCCTTTCTTGTTCTTGATCGGAGAACCGGCGCCAAGCTTAATTCTAATGGAAGAATGAAAAGGGATTGCCATTCCGCCTGGAGTAGTAGTTGGATCTCCGTACATGACACCAATCTTGGTGCGAGTCTGGTTAAGGCATATGAAAAGCGTATTTGTATTTCCGATAACTTGAGTAATCTTTCTCATGCCTCTGGAAATAGATCTAGCTTGAAGCCCGATCGTATCTTTATCGTAATCACCTGTCAACTCAGCTTTCGGTGAGGAGGCTGCAACGGAATCCCAAACGATAGTAATGGGAACGTCTTTGTTCAAACCGCGAGCTTTAGTGATCGTGGACTCTGCTACTCCAAAAACTTCTTCTGTGCAAGCAGTCTCGATAAACACAAAGCGCTTAGAAACATCAATTCCAAGCAAGCCTAAGTTCTCAACAGATGTTCCATTCTCGGTGTCGATATAAACCACAATACCCCCCATCGCCTGCGTATTGCGGGCGATTTGGAGGGCAATGTGGGACTTACCGATCGATGGAGGACCAAAGATCTCTACTATTCTTCCGCAAGGAAGACCGCCGCCTTTACGATTAGCTGTAAGATAATCAAGCTGACGGATTCCTGTAGAGACCCAGGCCTTCACATGTGTTGGAGACTCATCAACGCTGAGATTGTAGGCGATACGACTACCGTGGTCCTTGTTAAGAGACTTAATTAAGTCAGAGGTGAAGTCATCAGTCTCAGGTCTTTTTGCAGTCTTTTTTCTCGCCATACGTCACCTCAACCTTCTAGAAGATCGGCAAATGCTTCATCAAGAGAAGTGTATTGCTTACCCTCTTCTTGCTTACTATTCTGACTAGTATTAGTAGTCGTGGTAGCAGTCGTGGTTGTGGTCGATGCAGTGGTGGTAGATTGCTCCGTACCGTCCGCTGAGGAAGATCCGTTAAGCCAATCATTCACTTTCTTCTCGATCTCCTCGTAAGACTCAAGGCTATAAAGCTCATCGAGGTTCGGGAGATTGTCCAGCAAATTTTGCGTTTTGTCATCATCGTCGGTCAGATTAGTTTGCTTTCCGCGAGGCATAACTGTGGTAGTGGCCCAGTTTTGTCCTGGCTGCTTGGTAATAGTAACCTTCACATCACGACCCTCCAGAGGATCGGTGATGTCTCCATAGTCAGGATCAAGCATGATAGAAAGCAAATCTTGGTAGACGCGCTTACCGAAAGACCAGAGTTGAGTACCCTTATCTTCTTCGCCTCGAACCACGACAGGAGCGTAAGCACGCATCTTGGGATACAAGCGCTTGCACAGCTCGGCGGACTCAGGAGTACCATCATCACGCAGCTTGTTAATCAGCTCCTGGATGGGATCAGGCTTGCTAAACTGCTTGGGAGCGAGAATACCGCGATTCTCACCGATGTTGTAATAGAACCAGCGTTCCTTAAAGGGTTGACCGTCGGAATCTTTCCACGGCAGCAATCGAATGGTGTATTCGCCCTCATCAGGACGCCAAAAGATCGAGCTGCGCTTGGGACCGTTCCCAGAAAGCTGCGCAACCTTGCGTCGGATTGCATCAAAATCAAGTGCCATTTTTGTCTCCTTATATCTGGCAGTTTGTATGTGATAAATTTACACACAAAATCACAGATGTTCAACAGAGACTGTAATTATTTTAATCTTCTCTTCGAGCGAGGGCGCGCGCGTTCAGCTTGATGCGGCGACCGCCATACATTTTGGCGGTGAAATCTCCGCGAGATTTCAGGGTGGAGGGGTGGTTTGAGGCTCCGAGGGGCAGTGTATAACCTGCGACGGCAGCAGAACCCGAGAACTCATCCATATCCTTGCGATCTTCGTCTTCCTCGTCTTCATCCATCAGCTCAACTGAGTAGGCAGCCACATCTGCGGGCATCTTTCTCTTACGGCCCTCTTCGATCTCTTGCTGGATCATCTCTTGAATCAGTTCTCGTAGTGCTTGCTCTTCCATGCTCTGCTCCTTAGACTCGTGTATACCCGTGGCTCCGATCATCGGTTTGCCCCCGCCTTTTTTGATGTAAATTCGAGTTGCGCTCTTTTTATAGTTTCCGGCTTTGCCGGGAGGACCGTCCATTTTCTTGAAGTCCTCTATGTCTTCGTCTGTGTAATAAGCTAAAGAACCGTCGCCCATGCGCCCCATGATAGAAGCTGTGTACTGGCCCGTTTGCCCTGTTCGGGGCCAGGCTTGAGGTAGATTACCCAGCCTGTGAGCGTCGGGCGGTGCGATCCGGTGAGAAGTTCCGTGTGCGCCCGTCTGCCCAAGACCCGAGCGGCGCTCGTGACCTCGCTTAATGTACTTAGGT